TGAATCGCCTTCACCTATACGTGCTTTAAGGTCTGCTACTGCGTCCATAAGGTTATCTACTTTGTCTTTCATTTCTTCGTAAGACTTAGCCCAATCTGCTTTTTCAGCAGGAGTTTCTGGAAACTTATCAAAGTTTACTTCTTCTACTTTTTCTTCAAATTCTGCTTTTTCGTATGCTTCATCTGATTCTGACATTTTTTCTTTTTCATCATCTTTATAACCTGCTTCAATTTCTTCTTCAGTTTCTGACTCTATAACCTCTCCTACGATTCCTTCTTCTTCTACTCTAAAAGAAACGCCTGTATCAAGTTTATAAGTTCCAACAGGTAATAATATAGTAGTACCATCTTCAGTTAAAACGCTGATGTCTACACCTGCTTCTAATTCTTCAGCAGTTGATACTATAATTGTACCATCTTCTGTTTTAGCCTGAAAACCTAGTTTTACTTCTTTTTCATCTAGTCCTAAGGCTACTAATATTTGCTTTTTTAAATCCATAGTAATTTATTGTTAAGTAAGTTTGTATAATATAATATAATAGTTGTTTATTTATTTGATTTTTATCTATATTGCAGTTGCTCCTAACATTTTTATGTAATCGTCAGCAGTATTTTCATAATTCTTTAATACATTCTCAATTCTTTGTATTTCTTTTGGTTTTGCAACACCTAATTCTTTTAGTTGTTTTTCTGCTTTTTGTATTAATTCTAATCCTTCTTCTGCTTTTCGTGAAAGTTGTAAAAAATCATTTTCTAATTTTTGTTGAAGTTTTCTTAAATCATTTAAACCCTTACCTTCTGCTGCTGCACTTAGTTTTTGTGCATCTTTATATATTTTATTTATATCATCTACCATACCTAACTCAACCTTTTTAGGTTTTTGGCTTTCTCTTATTATTTCATTAAGTGCTGATAGTATTTCTAAGTCTGATGGTTTTTTATTTTGCATTGCTTCAAATTTATTAGTAAAGTAGCCTTCTATTGAAAGACCTTTTAATTCTCCTTCTTTTATCTTAGCCCATAAGTCATCATTTTCTATTTTCATTTTAACAAACCAAGTACCATTAGGCAAATCAAAACCATACATTTTAGACTTATCCTGTTCACCCTCTTTTATCCAACTCTCTACTGTTAGAACTCCTGACACTCTGTCTTGGTGTTGGTAAGTCGCTTTATGATGGTTATTGTGTTTTAAGTATAACTCACTTGCTCTTCTTACTGTTTCTTTTGAAAAATATACATAATAATCCGAATCAGTATTAGGGTCATATCTAAATATGTGTTTATTAGGTATTAAAGCAGGTGAAACTAACATACGTTTTTCTTCATCTACTTTAGCAAATGTTAAGTTGTTTTTTTCTTTACCAAAGAATACAAAGTCTTGCTCTATTGCAGGAGCAGTTACTAGACTTATAGCATCTATTGCTAACTCTTGGTTATCATCTTCTATTACTAGTTCTACTATTTTTGTGTTTTTCATATTATTTTATTAAAATGGTAAGTCATCAAGAAAAGCAAAGTCTAACGATTTTAATGTAGAATTTAATTTGTCTATTTCGCTTAATTCTTTTGATATTACTTTTTTATCTAATCCTAATTCTTTTAGTTGTTGCTCTATTGTTGAAGCAGTTTTTTTGCTTTTTGATAATAAAGACTTTGCTTCTTTTATGGTCTCTTTACCTAATTTTATAAGGTCACGAGTCTCTTTTCGCATTTTGTCTGCTTTTGATTGTAAAGCAATATATTCACTAGCCAATTTATTTATTTCAGCATCATCTTTTTCGGCAGCCTTATGTAATCTTTCTGCACCCTCTACTTGTTTTCTTGCTGTTTCTACATCTTTTTTTAAGTCATCTATAATACCTAACTCAACTTTTTGTGAACTTAAATTATATTCTTTTAATTCTTTTGCGTATTCTTCATACGTTTTTCCTAGTGGTGTTGGTTTCATTTTACTATATTTTTTAGGATTCGCTTTTTCACATTCGTCTTTAGTGGCGTATTTACACTCTCCTGTGTTACCCCACTTATATTTTCCATCTTTACATTTTTTACAAGGCATATTATATAATAGATTTATTAGTTATTTATTTGATTTTATATTGTTGCTCTTCTTCTTATGTTTGCTAATTGGTTTTGACTGTTAGTCATTTCATCAGTTACTACAAAGGCTTTTAAAGGCTCAGGCTGTTGACCACCACCTAAAGTAAATGCTCCTCCTAACATTTGTGGAGCAGGAGTTTCAGGACTTGCTGCTGGTACACCACCACCTCCACCACTACCTACATCTACAGCCATTATCTTTTTTACATTTGCTAAACCTGATACAACTATTGCTGCTGCTTGTAACATAGCCAAAGGAGTACCACCTCCTGTTTTAAGTGCAGCATTTGCTGCTGCATAAGTATCTATAACAGCCTGTGCTACTGCTAAGGCTTTGTTTTCTCCTGCTAATTCACTTAAAGAACCTGCAAGACTACTAAAGGCTTCTAATTGTGCATTAGCATTTTCTAAGGCTACTGCTTGTTGCTCTTTTTGTAGTGATATGTTATTCACAAGTTGCTCAGACTGAAAACCTGTTATTTGTGCTTGTACTGCTTTCTTTTCATTTAAGGCTTCTTCTAATGCAATCTGATTTTCTAAATTATTGTTTTTTTCTACATCTAATCTTGCTGCTTCTATTTGTATATCTACAAGTTTCAACATTTCTTCTTCTTGCTCTTTTAAGACTTCACCTAATTTATTATTTGCTGCAATTCTTTCTTCAAAAGTCTTACTTTCATCATCTCTTACCTGTCTTAGTTTTTCTGCTTGTCTATCATAACCTTCAATTAAACCCTGTACTTTAACTGCTGCTAACTCTGATTCTTTTCTTAATTCTACTGTTGCTGTTGCTGCATCAGTAGTATTTTTAACATAGTCTTTTATCTTATCTGATGCAGTTGATATTGTGTTAGTAATTTTATCAACACTACCATCTACTCCTGTAAGCACATCAATACTTTCTTTACCTGCTTCTTTTACACTTTCCATAGCCCCCTTAAAATCACCTGTAAATAGTTTTTGTAAAGCATTACCTAAATGACCAAAAGTGTCTAATAGACTATTAAATCTTTCTACTAGATTATCTTTAATTGCATTACCAAAATCTATTATACTTTGTTTTGGATTTTCAAATATATCTTTAAAGAAACCTGTAACAGTTTCAATATTATCTTCTAAAAATTTAAAAAAGTCATTAAATGCTATACTAAGACTTTCCATAGCAATATTAAATGTATCTAAGACTCTTTGGTTTTTACTAAATACTTCCATAAGTTTAGCAATTAAACCAACTACTAAACCAATACCTGCTGCTTTAAGTGCAGTACCTATACCTTTTATAGCCTTACCCATACCTTTAAATCCACCTGACGCTTCTTTAGTTGACTTATCTAGATTATCTACTTCTTTAGTAACATCACCTACGTTAGATGTAATTTCTGCTTCTATTATTGTTTTATTCGCCATAATCTATTTTTTTATAAATTCTAATATTGTATTTATTTTTTCTTTTAATTCTGCTACTTGTACTTTTAAATCTGACATAGACTTTGCATTGTCTTCGTGTCTTCTACCAAATTCATTTTTTACTTCATATAGTGAGAATACTATAAAACGCCATAAAGCATATAATGCTCCTAGCAGTAATATTAATGGTAAACCATAACCTTCTATTAATTGTAATATTTCTTTCATTATACTATTATTTCATAAAGATTTAAAGTTGCACTCCAACTTATATTCATATTTGCTGCTCCTGTTACTGACAAGTGCATATCATTAGTAGAGTCAAAGAACAACGCAGTTGTCCAACCTGTTACTGTTCCAAAACTTCCTAATGTTGCTACACTTTCGTTTGATACTTTTAAATATACTATACCTGTTGCTCTTAAAAATATTCTATCATTAGGACTACCTGCTGCTGTACCACCTGTTCTAACGCCTAATACGTTTGCTTCAAAGCCCTGAAAAGAACTTGTAGAACTTCTTGCTATAATTGTATTAGAACTGCTGTTATTGACCTTTAAATTAGTTTGTGTAGCGTCTGTAGTCGTTCCTGATAGACTTACTACTGAACTTTGACCATAACCCTTACCAACACCATTAAAAGCACCACCACCAATTACTACTTCTCCATCTCTTTGTGCTATACCATAGTTTCCTAATACTGTAGCATTGTTTACGTTGTTTGCTATTTCATTGTTGTCACCTATTAGCAAGTTATTTCTTGAAGACCCTTTTACTATATTATTCTCGCCCATAATTATAGTATTATTAGCACCTTTTTGAGTTTTGTTGTTTTTACCTTTAACAAAGTTGTTTATATTGTTACTATTAACATTTAAAGATGGTTTTAACTTATATGCTGTACAAGTATTAGAGTCAGTATTGTAATAATAGCCATACGCTTCACATTGTACTTGATTAGGTATAATACCATTAGTACCATCAGTAAACTGTACAATACCCTGACTAGATATTGCTATTGGTTTTACGCTAAATCCTTTTTTAAATTCCATTATGGTATAAGTATAAATTCAACTGTTGCTAAGTCGTTAGGTTTATAATCTATTCTATTTACTCTAAATACTCTATTCTTTAACATTACTTTATCACTAAACTTAAATGTGTTTATATCTGCTGCATTTAGATTTACTTTTATTGTCATTATTCTAGTATCAGCGTTATATAATTCGTTATAATAAGGTGACCAATAAGTATTATAAAGATTATCTACTACAGGGTTTAATGGGCTAAATAACTGACACTCTCCAAAGTTTATATCAGTTGTTGTTGGTAATGCACCTGACGATCCCTGTGTAGGTATTGCTGATAAGTGACTTGCTTGTAAAAAGTGTGTTTGATTCTCACTAGAACCACCATTTTGAGCAGGTATGTAGTAAGTCATACCATTATCTAATTCTTTCTTTGTGTTTATATGTACTATACGTGGTGAATTTTCAAATCCTTCAGTACTACCATCATCATTACCCTTATATATTACAGGTATTATAAAGTTAGAAAACTGAGAAGCAATAGGTTTTATTATTGTTGCTGCAAAAGGTTCTGCTATGATTTCTTTTGTGCCTGTAAACAACGTAGGTAATCCTGTTGCTGATGTAGAAGCGTCAAACTCTTTAGAGCCATATAGGAAGCCGCTAGTGGACTTTTTATACAAATTAAAGGCATAGTCATCATCATCTTCTACAAACTTAAACTCAGTATGTTTATTTAACTCTACTAATGGTGTTAATTTCATCTCTGAAACATCTATTTTATTTGTCCAATCGTGTTGTATGCTTCTTGCTGATAAATTAGTACCTGCTGTATTAGAAATAAATACATCTGAGTAAGGCTCTATAATTATGTTATTAGGGTTGTCAGGGTCAGGCATTGTAACTAAGTTAAACATCTTTATTAATCCACTTAGAAAATCCCATTGCCCTACTTCACCTCTTAGTGTATTTAGTAAAGAAGCGTTAGTTGTTAACTGACTGGATATTGTTCCTGACACACTAGCATTATTATTACTTGGAGAATATCTTTGTCTTATATGGTTTGCTCCTGTACTATTTTTAAATCTACATACTAAAGTGTCACCTGTATTTAAAGATGTATTAAAAGAGCCTGAATACATATAAGTATCGTTAGTAGTACCTGACACAACTTGTTGGTCTATTACTTGATTTGTACTTGTAAACCATTCAATAGTTAATGTAGTAGTTGCTAAAAATATAATCTCTACATAATAATCTAAAGAATAATTTACATTGTCTTGTGGTGCTGTAAATGTACTTGTACCACTATCAAAACCTGCATCAGATGGAAAATTAACATTAAAAAAAGGTTGATTACTTACATTATTCGTACTTGGAAAGACTACGTTACTATAACTTGTTCCTGCAAAGTTATTAGGGTCGTTATATCTATTAACTTGTTCTCCCTGTGCAAATATATCATTAGGTGCGTTACCTTCACCCCAATTAAAGTCCATATATAAAGTACCAAAGTTTGCAGTATCAAAAAAGTCAGAACTATATGTAAATTCAGTATCTGCAAATATCTTATCTATTATATACTTGATTTTTATAAAAGGTCTAAACGCTTGTTCTAATGCAGTCAATTCAGGAAAACCTGCTACAGCATTATTACCTGTAGAACCATTTGCTAAGAGTATCTGACCTGTCCAATCTACAAAAGGATATTTAAGTACGTTAGTATTTGTTAAGTTACCTATTGCTGAACTATAAGCAAAAGAATTAGTAGAAGATAATGGATTAGTTAAAGTAATACCTGTTGTATTTACCCAACTATTTTTAATATTGTCTTTATCGTAGTCGTGGTCTAATTCACTAAAGTCTAAGTCTTGAAAAGTCTTGTCTTTTAACACATCTGCTAATGCTATAACTTCTGAATATAGATTAACATTGTAACTAATTTCACCGCTTTTATCACTTACGTCTATTAGTCTTAAAAAGCCTTCAAATAATATATACCCATCTTGTTTTAATACACATTGTGTTTTAACATAAGGATTAAATACTATACCATCATCAGTACGTGTTATTTCAAAGATATTATCAAATATTTTATTATTTCTTTTTGTAGCAGGTAGATTAAATGCCTTAGAGTAAGACTGTACTTTTTCTGCTACATTTTTAAATTCATCTACACTTAATGTTAAAGGTATATCTTCATCTTCATATAAATCTACAATTACTTCACCTGTTGACAAGTCGCTTATTGTATCGCTAGGTCTTTGAGGTTTAGGCATAATAGATATAGAACTTATGGCTAATACACCTCCTGTATCAAAATCAAATAAAATAGTATCACTTGTAGAATTAGCAGTAAATTGGGCTGTTATTGTTCCTGATGGTGAATTATATATTGTAGAACTTTGCAATACAGTTCCTGTGTAGAGTCGCATAGTAAAAGTTCCTGTTGTACTTGTACCTACAACTATAGTCACTTCGTAAGTTGTACCTACTGTAAGATTTGATAATTTTTGTATTACTCCTGTACCTGCATTTGTTGATGGAGTAAATACTAAAGAACCTGAAATTTCAGCAGGTATATTAGATACTGTATTTCTATATCTTGCCCAAGTATTTACAGCAATAGAACTGTAATTGTCAATAGCATCTTGCATAACAAGACTAGGACTTGCTGAAGAAACAAAACTAGAAGAAACGTTTAATGTACTAAAGTTTTGCCCATCTATTAAGAATTGATTAGGATTATTGCTAATAGCATTGCTGCTACCATTATAACTTTGTGGATATACTATTAATTGTACCGACATTATATTGCTTGTGTTCTTAGTGTTTTAGTTTTTTCTACTTCAAAAGTGTATTGTATTAATTTATCATTTGCAATAGTCTTTCTTGTATAACTTGATGTCATTAATCGTACAGGTATTACATATTGATTTAATGCAGACCCTGTTTGGTCATTTAATCCTGTTTGTCCTTTTAAAATATATACTTCAGGACTATTTATAAGTTCTTCTAACCATATAGACTCTGACTCAGTAATATAGTCAGTATTCATACTTATTCTTTCAGTAGAATTTACTCTAAAGGTTTTTTTACCACCTTTAAAAGAATCTAGTCTATATCTGCTTTCATTCCAACTACCTTCTAATTGATTATATGTAGTACCCTGTGTAGTTATACTTTTAGTAGACTTTTTAGTAAATGTATAATAATCCCACACACCATATTGATTTAACCAACACAATCTTACACTTTCATAACCTTTTAAGTCAGGACAGTTTACCTTTATAGTATATGCTGATGATATTTGTGCAGGAGAAGTACTATAAACTTCAACACCTATTTCACCACCCTGTATAGTACCTGCTGTCACTAACGCTTTAAATGTAGGACTCCAATTTCTAAGATTAGCAGGAAAACAACCAAAGTACAATACATTCATACCTATATAAGCATTAAAATTATCATATGCTCCATTTAGTGTGTTTCTACTTATATTCTCACTACCTAAAGAACTACCAGAACTGTCTTTGTAAGTTAATCTTATATAAGATATATCACTTAATTGGTCATTAAATGCTTTTGGAGTAAACATAGCAACAGTACCATAATCTTCTACATTAGCATATTGTATAATAGGAGCATTAGTTAAGAATTTATCTTTAGTGCTAGTTAATAAAAAATCATCACTCATATCAAAACCAAAGTTAGAGCCTGATACATCTAATACATCTGCATAAGTCAAATAACCATTAAATATTTGAAACAAATTACTATTTACTGCTTCTACTTGTACTAACTGATTTGTAGTTGTATCAAAGTATTCAGTCTTAAATTGTATCACTAAATATCTCATTAGATTTACATTACCTGAAAACTTGTCTATTAGGTGTAATGGGTGTCTTTTATCATCAGTAGTAGTTTCACCTTTATATGTACTATTTATTCTAGCCATATTATCTGCACTTACATAATTCTCTATTACTGAACGTAAGTTAAATATACCTACTCCTGCATTGTTAGGTGTAGTCTTAAATTTACCTACAACATCATCTGCTACTGCTGTGTTAGGAGCAAAGGTATTACTAATATGTACTTCTGCTTGAAACTTTACCCTAGTTTGTGTTGATACTATATTGCTATTTGAAACCACAAATATAACATCTTGTCCTACAGGTGTTTGTGTATATAGTGGTTTTTGTTCTATTATTGTCGCCATTATCCTACTGTTATTTTATATGTTTTTAAACTGTCTAATATATCTTGTTGTAATTCTTCTGATAGTGTATTACGAAACTCTCTAAGTGCTAAACCTAAAGGCTTTTGAAAGAAAGACAACGACTTAATACCATCTCTTTTTATTTTTCTTGCTATTAAATATACTAAACTTTTTCTCTTTATAAATCTACCCTGTTCATCTCTAGGAGCAATACCTTTACGTACAACCCACTTATCTAAAACGCCACTAGGTGGCTGTTTTGTAGTATATCTATAAGGACTGCTTATAACCTTACCTAGATAGTTTTTAAATTGCTGTACTTTCTTAGTTCCTGAAACTCCCTTATCTACATAAGTTGCATAATCTAACATATAGAATTTTAAACTATATTCTTCACCATTAAAATCAACTTCGTATCTTAATGACTGCTCTAATTTAGTTCCACCACCTTTTGCTCTTTGTAAACCACCCTTCGCCCTATTGACTACTTGCCTACCGAAAGAGTTTAAGTATCTTTCTATATTGTCGGTATTCATTATACAAGACCTGCAAATATTTCTACTTGTACATCAGTTGTTGCTGATGGTCTAACTTGTACTGTTACTAAGTCTTCTAATGTAGGGAAAGCAGGTGTTGTGTCTTCTTCTGCTATTGCTACATTTTCTGCTTGAAATAATACGTGTGAACCACCTGCTCTTACAGTTACCTGATAGTTAGTGTTAGTAGTTACAAATGCTACTATAACATCTTGGTCAGTACTAAGATTGCTTATACGAAAGTATTTACAATTTTCTACATCTAAAGCACCTGCTGCTCCATGTGGTGTAGAATTAAATACTGCTACTGTTGTAGTGTTTGAATGCGCACAAGTTAATATACGTTCAAATACATCTACTACTCCTGTAGTTGTTAATACATTTGATGAACCTCTTACTGCTCCATTTAAGGTTACTGTTTCAGTTATTGTTGTTACTAAATCCGCCATAATTATTTGTTTTTATCTATTTGTTTTAATTTATTTATTGCCCAATTTATACCGCTACTTCCTCCCCAAGCATCCCACATTAGACCTCCACAACCTTCTGAATATGGTACGTCTTTATTTTGCTGATGTCTTTTAAAAGAAGCCATACGTGCTATTGTATCTCTGCTTATAGGTTTTCTATTTGCTAATTGTGAACTACGTGTCCAACCTACTCTTGTACCACAATCACTACCATTTTCTTCTTTCCATTTTCTTGCTCTTTTAGCATTATTAGTTGCTGCTTGTGGGTAGTCAGTATAAGATTCTAAATTTATACTTATTGCTTCTAGTTTTTCTAATAAGTCTTCGTAATTCATAGTTTTATTGTTATCTTAAAAAATCCTATCTCTATTCTATATTTACCTATTTTAAATTTCATTATTCTCCTGCTCCTCCACTTGATGCAGGTATTATACAAGCATCGAAATCATTTTGTACTAATATTCCTAAACTAAAAACCCAACCTGTTAATTCATTATCAAACCTTTCAGTAAATGGCTCTAGTGTTTGTTGACCCTGTAAAAAGTATAAAGGATTATTTACGTCACCATCAGTTGACTGATATAAACTGTGTCTAAGCATTGATATTATATCTACTGATATTTGTAGACAATCACTTAACACCTGTTGTTCACTACTTAGTCTTTCTGCTGATTGATAATTTTCAGTTGTCCAATCTTTCTTTTCAGTTACTAAGTCACATATAAATATTTGAAAATTATATATTAGACCGCTATCTTGTGTTGTTACATTAACAGGATTAATGTGCATAAGAGCAAACTTTTCCATTTTCTCTAGGTTAATATCAAATATATCACCTGTTGTAACTGTTGCTATTTGATGATGTTTGTCACCTATATTTTTTAAAGTGTTTATTACGTTATTATACGTTTTATTTGCTATCATTTAATTTTACTTTATTTTGTGAATCTAAGTCTGTTTCATAACTTAACCAAGTTAAGCATTCTAACAAACTTAAATTTGTTATCCTTTCTAAGTTTACTATCTCACCATTTGTCAACCTATACATCACACCGAACCAACCCCACTTTTCTGCGAATGATTGTGTGGTAATAGTGTCTTCATTTCCTTCAGCATTTCCATCGAAGACAATTGAATACTCTTGTACAATTCGTTGCCTAAACTCCAAAAAAAAACCAAAGAACTTTGTACTTGCTGTGCTGACATCTTTTTAAATTCTTCTGCTCTCATTCTTATATCACCATCATAGGCTTCTATAGAATATAGATTGTTTTTCTTTTCTACTATTGGTCTAAACAGTACAGCCATTATCTCAGGCATATTCTGCTCTATACCATTTTTTATAAATGTTTCTATATCTGCATATTCACCTAAAGTAATAGAGTCTAAGTCAGGGTGAAAACCATACTCCTTACCTTCCAATTCAACTATCTTATTTAAAGAACTACTTTGTTTATCTTGTAAGTCACCTAATCTATCCATAATAACAGCCACATCTCTTATTGATAATTCCTTTATTAACTTCTTAGGAATATTAGACAATGCTGCTATTGTTTCTTCTACTTCCTTTGTCTTACTGCCTTTTTGTAAGTCTACGAGTTTAATCCACTTTTCTAAAGTAACATCACTCCATTTACTTATTAATTTGTAGTTTTTAGTCTTACCTTCTTTCTTGATATTGACTTTCATAATATATAATAGAAAAAGTTAATATTTAGTTTACTGTACATAATATCTACCATAATTAGGATTATCTAAGTGGTAAATTACGTTATAGCGGATTCCATCAATGCTGTGATTATACTTATCTACATATAACTTAGAACCTTTGTCTGCATACACATAGTTGTTAAGTTCTTTAGCAATATTAGTAGATTCAGGTGATACTATTAATTCATAATCTTGCATTCTAGTTATACCACTTTCTATAGTTCCTTTTTTTACTGCTTTTATATTTACACCTAAATGCTTTAAGTCTGCTATTAGTCTAGGTTCTGCACTATCTGCAATAATTAACTTATTACCTACTTTTTCTAATACAAGTTGTGCTAAGTCGTGTGACTTTAAACCATTCTTATAAATATGTTCTTTAAGATACATCTTCTTTTGTTTCTTATCTATTGCTATTTCAGTAAGACTATCAGGGTCTACTGAGAAACCAAAGTCCATACCACAAGATGTCTGCAATCCATTAGGGTTAAATTCTCCTATACTCCAATTCTCAAATACTACACCTTCTGCTTTGTCTAACCAACCACCCATAATAGAATGTTGATACTTTTTTGTATTACGTTGTTTTATAGCCTTAATACGCTCTAGGAAACTCGTAGAGAGGTTTTCTATGTTGTCGAGATATGTACTATGTATATAGCATACATTGTCTCTAACGCCATTAAAACCAGCCTGAACGCCTTTCTCCTCAAAAAAGCGTCTATATATCCAATGTTCTTTAGTAACAGGATTTAATACTAATATGATTCTATTTTGTACTTTCTTTTCTCTTATACTTAAATCAATAATGTCAAATATATTTTCGTCTATAAGTTCTTCTGCTTCATCAAGTACCCAACAACTAATTCCCTGTAATGACTTTAGACTTGCAGTCTGATTACCTGCTGATGTTTTAATACCTCTAAATAGTATGTCTGATTGATTACCTAAGTTAACAACTTCTGCTTTGTTTACACTAAATATATTATCAAATCCTAATAGACTAATCTTTTCTAAGAACTCAGGTATTATAGATAGATGTGCAGAAACCATAGTGTATCTTGTAAACAATACTCTAATGTTTTTAGACATTGTAAGTAATGTTAGGAATACAGTTACAGCAAATGACTTACCTGACCCTCTACCACCTGTTATTATATAATAACGTGCATCAGATTCAAATAGTGCTTTATATTTATTGTTTAGGTTCAGAGTCTACAAAGTTTATTAAAGGCATATTAATACTTTCATCATTTGTAGTTACATCTACTCTTTGTTGTGGTTTACCATAAAAGTATTCAAAGAATAACTTAACTGCCCATTGTTCTTTCTTTTCTAATCCTTTCTCTAATGCCCTGCACCTTTTCTAGCACCACCATTATTTATTCGTTTATCCATAATTGAAAAAGATTGATTATTCAATTCTATATTATATAATAGAAATTAATTAAATTCATTTGGTAGCATTAATCTTATACCTAGTTCAGTTAACGCCCATACCCTTATTTGTTCTGCATATATTTCAAACTCTTTAGTGTTCATTCTTGCTGAACTATTAACTACTTGTAATCCTACTTGTTTATCGTTTATATCTATGCTTTCCCATTGACTAGCAAATTTTACTTTAAGTATATCGTGCATTTCATCAGGAAAATATCCTATCTCATTTGCTAATGGCTGTACTATACAAGCCCAATAGTAATTGTTTTGCATATTGCTTCTATTGTTTCTTTGTTTCTTTACTTCTACTATATAATCATTACCTAATTCTTTTAAATAGTTTATTAGGCTTTGCTTATCTTGATTGCCCTTTATCACAAACTTCATAAGTTAATCATTCTTCTTGTTATACTATTCTCTAATCTTCTTTCAAATTCTGCACTAAGTATATCTCTTATTATCTTTTCACTTGCTTTAAACTTTTGCTGCATATACTTAGAACTGTTAGCGTGTGGATTATTAAAGTAATATTCTACTACTTCTTTGCTTAGTTTTTCTAATTGTTGTGGTGTTCTTTTTTTTGCTCTCATAATGTGCTTGGGGATCGTTTTTTAGTCAAATGGTTCATTTATACCTCTTTCTCCGCATAGTTTTTCTTTTGCACTATCCCAAAGTTTATCTCTCTTTTTACTTAATGTAGGTTCAGTTCTTATAAGATTAGGAAAGCCACTAAAATCTTTTTCTAGTTCTTGCATATACTTACCACAACTACATAGTGCTTCTTTAGTTACCCATTTGCCCTCTCTTAGTACAATCGTTGCCTTTTGTAAGTCTTTTGTTTCTTTACTACATTTACATATAAATCTAATCATAATATTATCTTGCTAATCCGCCTGTTATTGTTTTACTTTCTAGTCTTTCTAATTCAAAGTGTAGATGGTTTATTGCTTTACGTATATCTTCTACACCACCATCGTTGTGTTTGTTCTTACTTCTTAATAAATAAGTAACTGCTGTTCCTATATTATAGGACAAATCAAAGTTACTAACTACGTCTTTAGCCATATAGCCATTCTTTCCTTTATAGTATTTTGGTATGTCTTTATCTTTCATCTTTTATTACTTTTTTAAAATATATTTTGTGTTCAGGTTTATAATTGTCAAAATTAGCGTGGAATTTACCTTTTCTATAGCCCATATTAAAACCCCTGTACCAACCGATACCAAAAGTTATAAACGCTATCATTATTGTGTATATCATATCTTACTGTATTTAATATATAGTTTTTTTATTGCATCATAAGCAGTAGACAAACAAGAACCACAATTTGTTCTAGGATTATAGTTAGATGCTGTTATAGTGTTGTATAATTCCATCATTCTTATTTTTGCATCTTGTCCTTCTGCTACTCCTGTTTTTAAATACTTCCAAATGTCTAGTATTTCATCTATTAGTTCTTGTGGTAAGTCTTCAGGTATTTCTATTACTGTAGTCTTATTCCAATAAGTCTTAGGACAAGCCATTGGTGCTATTCTTGCTTTAATCTTCATAAAACACTTACACACCTTACAACTTCCTGTAGGCTTAAAATAATAATCACAAGCCCTACATATAGCAAGTCTATCTTCATATACTTGTTGTGATGTAAAAAACTTATTCATCTAATTCTTCTTTGATTATTGTCCTAACTTTGTCTATTGTAGTAAACAAACTATTCCTGCTTATCTTGGTCTTGGCTGCTAACGAATCAAGCGTATTACCTTCATAGTAATACAACTTAAATAACTCCCTATCATACCAACTGTCTAACTTGTCTAATACTACATCAATCTTTTCCAACTTATCTTGTCTTTCTTTTTGTACATAATCTATTTCATTAGGCATATTATATATACTTTTATGAAAGTTATTATGTGTTGCTGCTGTCTGATAATTAATACCTACAAGATTTGTATAATACTTTCTATACTTATAATAAAAAGGACTTCTTGTACTTGTTAAAGCCCTACGTAAAACTACTGCTCCATATCTTGTTATACCATCTATACCATCTGCATCATAAATCTTTTTAATTGTTTCAGGGTTCATCTGCAAAAGATACAGCATTAATTCTTGTACAGCATCATCTACTTTTTCTTTATCTTGTGTAATACCATAGCACATTTGTCTGAACTTGTCACCTAGTTTTGATATTTCTAAATATATCTTATTCATTTATAGGTTCTAGTTTTTCTATCTTATCTACTACGTCTTGTACCATATCATTCAAAAGTATTCTATACGAATGTATTGCCTTTGTGTTTCTTTTAGTTTCTACTCCTGCAAAATATCCATTAACCATTAACGATAAGTTTATAGGCAATATCATTAGCCAATCCCAATAGTTATTTTCTCTAACTCCTTTACCATAGTTATTATGATATTCTATCAATATATCTAAGACCTGTGCAAAACTTTTATATCTACTTTCTGAACTTACTTCTCTTACAAAGTCTTTTACCATATACAAGTAAGCATCTACTATTACTTCGTGCTGCTTATTACAGTATATTGGTTTTCTCATTTTCCAAATATATAAAAAAAACTATTCTAAATTTTTTTCTTTTTTTAAGTTATCAACAAGTGCTTTGTAATATCTTATGTCTTCTTCATAGTCTACTCTAGTCATTTTAATTGTTTGTTTAGATAATACGTGCAAATCAAAAGATGTACTACTACCATACTTTGCATCTAAGTTTAGTCCGAATGTCCATTGTTCACCCTGCTTAAACATATTACAGCCAACACATTGTACTTGACAGTTTTGCTCATTCCATCTAGTTGCTTGATGTTTTCTGCTTTGAAAGTGACCACATTGCATACCATCTTTATAATGGGCTACCTTACCGCAAGTAAAACATTGTACCATTCCTTCATCAGTAGCATCTCTAAGTCTTATATAAAGACTAAACCACTTGTCTAATTGTTTCTTTAATTTACTTACGCTTGTCATAACCTAACTTGTTACGCCAATCTTTCTCATATATACCTTTTCTTTTGTAATAATTATCGCCTCTATATTGAGGGTTTTCTGATTGTAATTTTGCTCTTATCCTTTTTATAGTAGGAGCAGGAGTTAGTTTACCAAAAGAATACAGTCTTAAAAATGTTCTTATACCTGCTGTATTCATATCTACATATTCTTTTAATTCATCATTCCAAATATTAGCACATAAGCGGTTGTCATCATCTCTTAAGTGTTCGTGTTTTTCTAACCAAAATTTTACTTTTTGTTTTGTTTTCATATTAATAGTTTTAAAGGTTCTTGATAATAAGGTACTTTTTCTTTAGGTTTGTTTAATGTGTGTACTTCATAATAAGCATCATCTATTGTCTTCTTGTGACTATATACCCATTTGTAAAAAGTTCTAATGTTTAAAAATGGTTCATCTTTTCCAAATCTTACACCTATGTGAAAGGCATCTTGTATCTGATTGAAAGTCAGTCTATTAAATCTTTTTTCAGTCATTAAGTCATTAGCAAATATTTTAGATAGTGTTGCTAAAGTTTGAGCATCAGTTTTATGTCCTATTTCTACTGATGTCTTTGCTAACAAATCTAAGACTTTCTCAGACAATTCTTTTAAGTTTTCTTGTTTTAGTGCTTTCATATATTTAATTTTTAATAAGAGCAGGGAATTGTAAATGAATCAAAGTATAACCTCTCACATTATTATTTAATTTATATTTACTAACCCTGCTCATATTACAACAATTTCTTTGCATCAGTCCACGCATTTATTTGTGCATCTAACTTAGACATAGTTGGTCTTTTTGTTTCTCTTCTTTCCCAAGTTCTCACAGCAGCCTTCCAATCTTTCATTTTATTCTTTCCTATTTTCCAATCTTTAGAATCATAAAAATCTATAAAGGCTTCAGCATCTACATTATTTTGTCTTTCTAAACAATAATCTTTCAATTCTTCAAGCGTTGGTCTATTAAAGTATTTATTAGTTATTATTGTTTCTTTATTCTTATTAATAGTTGTGCATTTTGTTGACTTCAAGTTATTAAGTATCTTAACAACTTGTTGTTCATTTATTTTAAAATAGTTTTTAGCAGGTACACCTTTTCTCTTAACTTCTATTATTTTGTGCTTTTTAAGCGTTTTAAGGCACTTTCTTTGCATAAATGGTGTTAGAGTCGTATCAGCCTCAATATTGTCTAAGGTGTTAAAAAACCACCCATCAGTCATACCATTAGCAATAAAGTACTCTTCTTTACTAATTAGGTCAGCAAGTAGGACTGCTTCGTGCAATCCTATCTGCTTTGCTAATTGTTTATTTAAGACTAAAAATGCTGTACTACTTAGTAAATGCTTCATTTAGGTCAATTAGTTTAAGTTCATATTTGTATTCTTTCATTGCAAACTTAATCTTTTTTAGTTGTGCTGAACATTCAAAGTAACAACTTTTTATTTCAGTAGACACATTACCTGACTTAATTAGTATAGATAAATCAGGTCTATCACTTTCTTGTACACCATTGTTAATCAAGTGGTTATATATAGAAGCAGAACGTATAAAAGTCTTTTTATCACTTTCTGAATTCTTATACTCTAAATATACTTTATTAAATGCTTTTCTATAAGCAGCCCAAAACTTGAAACGTTTATGATGTTCCTTTTCATAATAGTATATAGTTGCTCTATTAAATCCCAATACCTTAGACATAATACTATGTTTTGTACAATTTTCTAGTCTACTTATCATACAAGCAACTGCTCTAGGCATCATATACTCTACTTTTCTATTTTTTACTAATAGATGATTTTTAGGTAACCCTAGTACCTTTGTAGTAAGGTCACATATTTCTTTAAAGTTATCTTTTGATGTCATATTAAAAAGGCATTTCATTATTATCTTCTTCTTCTAATTCTTCACCTGCTTTAGCAAAGTGGTAACCATCAATGTTGTGGAAATATCTACCATTGTATTCTCTTGAATATACATTACATAATACTTTCAAGTTGTCACCTTCTTGTAGATTTTTAATGTGTTGTATTTTATCACCAAATGCACTTATTACTACTTCTTTATTGTATTCTGCATTTTGTTCTATTAGTATAGATTGTTTATTCCATTCTTTACCTGCTTTACTAATGCCTGACTCTATGTCAAACTTCTTAATTAATTTACCTGTAATTTCCATTTTTATAATTGTTTTTAGTTATTATTCTTTTTAAAATCTTCTGCTTCATCTTCTCCAAATACTCCTAATTCGTAAAATCCTGTCATCTTGAGTACCGCTCTTGACAAAGCCCTTTTCTCAGCCATTTCTAAAACATACCAAGTATTAGTATTACCATCTTTATATGATTCACCTTTTAGAGCAGAGCCAAATGTTTCTACAGTACAACCATCTTTAGTTGCAGTTGCTTTTACTCCTGCAAAATTAGGCTCACATTTTACCACTTCATACCATATTGTAATGTTTTCTATGGCTTGTATTTTCTCTATGCCTGAACGTGTTATGATAATATAATGCTGATGTTTAAAGACATCATCTTTTGTTAATTCGTATCTTATGTACTTTTCTTTTAATTTTTCAGTTTTCATATTAATTAATTATTAGTGCTTCATTATTATTTTCTTTGTATAGTTTAAGATGTAGTGCTGTAGTTTCTATTTGAATACTACCCCTTAATTGTAAGCCTTCTTCTATAAGTAGTTTCTTAAATAAGTCTAGTATTTGTTTTTTAGTACCTACTACTCTTACTGTACTATCTACTTCTTTATAATCAGTATACCTAGTCTTATGATTATAGCAATACATTGATACTGCTTTTAGTGTTGGTTTTAACCACCATTCTTTTGATATTATTTTATTATCTAAATCCATTTTAATATTAAATCAGTTATTAATACTACTAAAGATACTGAGCAACCTGCTAGTGCAATTATCCACAAAAGATTTTCATTTTGTTCTAGTTTAGATTTAACCTCACTTATTGCATAATCTCTAATATTATTATAATATTTAATCTTTTTAGTTTGTGGGTCATACTCACATCTAAAGAAATTTAGTATTTCTTCGGTGTTAAATATTTGTACTTCTTTAGTTACTCTATTTATTACTTTAAATTGTGTCATTTTATTTAGTTTTAAAATTTATACTAATTTGAATTGAGGTTGTTTAGCAAATAATTTTAATTTAGTTCTGTTTTCCATCTTTTGACTAAAGTTTTCTAAAGCCTGTTCTATACCTTCAAACTTTGCTACTATAGCCCAATGGCTAACAAAAAACATCCCTCTAGGACTTTCGAAATGCCTCATTCCTTCATCGTGAGTAGTCATATCAAAGTCAAGTGTAAATCCCCCACCAGTTAAAAAACCTCCTTCTTTTAATACTTTCTCTATTTTTTTAATTCCTAAATCTTTAATTTGTTTTCTTAATTTCATTGTTTTCATTTTTTTATGTTTTTAATTAATAATTATAGTGCTAAATTACAAAATAATTTTAAATTAACAACTATATTAACAGAATTATTTACAAAGTTATTAACAATTTAGATGTTAATATCTATACTATATGGCTAAGAGTAATACTATTATTATAAGTAAGAAATAGAATAGTGTGAGTTTTGTAGAGTCTTTTAGAGTCATTATAAGGGCATTAAAAGGTTTATAGGTGTAGTACCATTATTTAATATAACTGCACAACCAACAGCAGGGCGTTTTCCATATTTAGCATAAGCCATTGCGTAAGTATTATGATTTATACCACAACCTGTTTGTAAAGCGAATGTTCTAAAATTCTTACCAACATAGTGTTCGCAGTATGCTTGTGTATGTAGATGTCCTTGTACAACATTTATCATATTATTTTTGCAAGATGTTCTAGCAGTACCTCCTTCTCCATGCTGATATAATACATTGTCTTGTATATAATGGTCAACAAATTCCCAATTAGGTACTTCTAAAACTTCTTTATATGATTTTATCCATTTACTTGGAATAGCACTTGTTTGTGCCTTCCTCATTATAATCCTGTCGTGATTTCCGATTATAACTTTAGTACCTTTTTTACCAAAGGCTTTATACCAACGTGATATTCTTTTGATTGCTAATTCTAACTCATCTAGTCCACCCATACCATCTGCTGATGTTTCGTGGTAACTGCTATAATGATTATCAATTATATCGCCAATAAAGATAACCTGATTACAATTATAAATATGATATTGATTAACACACCAATCCAAATATTCATCAAGACAAAATGGTTCGTGCAAGTCACCGATAACTAGAATATTTCTAGTCTCGGTTTCTCGCATCTTTTTTAGAGCCGCAATTTCGTGTGGCTTTAAGCGGTATCTATTATTTCGCTGATTTTCCAAAGTCTGCTAATGATTGTCCACCTAACATTGCTATAAGACTCCACCATATTTGTGATACTGCTGTTTCATCTACACCTAAAGTTGTAGCAATTAAAGGTATAACTATTGAAGATATACCTAACCATACTTTTTTAGATGTAAGTAATTGTGAAATAATGTAATTTTTCATTGTATTTAGTTTTAATTAATATTCAAATTTATTTATTTAGTATAACCATATAACATCAGGGTCTTTTAAGTTGTCAACATCACAATGTATAAAAGTCTTGCCTATGCCTATACGATTTATTCCTACGTGCATTAGTGATTGTACTATTAAGTACCTTTCTCTACTTCCATTGTAACCTATGTCAACTGCTAGACCTTTTAAATGGCTAGAACCTACGCGACCACCTACAAGTTCATTTCTTTTTTTTGTTCTATAACCGCTTGTAATTTTAAAAGGTATACCTGCTATACCACGTGCTGAGTCTAATTTAATTAGAAAATCTCTATCCATTTTGTAGCCACTACCTACTTCATCAGGGCTGTCAAATTCTGATATTTTAAAATATGTGTAATCTTCTCTATGACTCATTTTAAGACGTTTTAAGCGATTTAATAGTCTTTCTAGTATATTACTATGTAAAAATATATATCTTCAAAACACTAGAGTAGAACTAATTATTTTTTTAATATTATGTTAAATTGTTAATTGTGTAAATTTTGACTCCTTTTACTTCTTTTACGAGTTTTTTTAGCACTTTTTTTTCTTTAATTTCTTCCTTTTTATATTTTGGATTTGTGCTATTTAGTTTTCTTTTTTTAGGCATTTTTATCAAATTTAATGAACTTATATATTGTAAATGCTATTGCTAACACTAACGATACAAGTGTTAATATTTCGTTGCATTCAGTTATGCTAAATGCTATTGCTGTACTATTTGCTACTCCTACTTGTAGTGTGTCTCTTAATTCGTTCATCATTTTTAATATTTAGTTTTCTATCCAAGTAGGATTTCAACTTAGTTATGTTCTTTATTTTTGTTTTATAAAATCTCTTCATTAGTAGTCACCTGCACTTAAAAAATCTCTTAATGTTAACTTTGTACCTTTTTGCATTGGTCTTTCAACGTTTATGCCATTGTAGAAGGCATTAGAATCAGGAGATACATCAGCACCACTATTTGTACTGTACTCAGGAAAACTAGATGTATTGTTTCTAATATAGTCTATAAGTCTTTCAGTATAGTATTCCGCTGTGTTTCTAACTTCTTCTCTAAGGTGTTGTGCTTCAGTTTCTGATAATGCTGTACCTGTTTCACTAGTCTTAGAGTATATATTACCATTTTCTATTTTAAAACGTAAGAAAGGTATAGCGTGATAAAAAGCCCAATTAGGTAGCATATCTCCTATGTAATCGTCTAACAAAGTCTTATAGGCTTCATTACCTACATTACCTATTGTACCTGCTACAATTAAGTCTTTTAGTTTTTGTGTAAGGTCAGTACCTAACTTAGTTTCTACATATAACTTTTGTGCCTGTCTTACATAAGGCAATAATAAGTCTACATCTACGTTAAGATTAATTGCTGTAGATTCTTTTAATTTTTCTTCTGATATAAATAATACGTATGACATAGTTATCTTGGTTTTAAAAATCCTTTATTCTTCATTCTTTTAGGTGGTTTCGCTACTAGTATGTTATTCTTTTTAGCAGTAAAACCTTCACTTCTTGCCTTTGTATAGCCTATTAATTCTGCATCATCTATCTTAGTTGTTCTAGATTCTCCTATTGTAGTCTTATATATTTGTCTTAACCAAAAATGGTGACATAGTGCGCCCCCTTTGTAAAACCAGACATTATACTTTAATGCACCTTTAGGCCCCCAACCTATGTTTCTATTTTGTCTTTCAGAATAATAATAGTCATTAACAACCATATCAGACATTCTTAATATATCTTCTTTTCTATATAACTTCTTAGCCGCCATCATTTTCTTACAAAACTCTCTATTTTCTCCAGTTTTATTTACTAAAAAATTATCTTTTGTATATACATAACGCACTCTAAAATAATCGTAAGTCTTTTTAGAAATACCATCTTGTTCAGACTTTCTACCAGGTATTGCTTTTCCTGTGCTTGTTGCTAATTCTATTTTTTTATTAGTAGCATCATTTAATGTTTTTTCAAAGTCAAATTCTTCGTGTTCATCTACAACTTTTTCTTCTTCTATTAATTCCCAACCATCAGGTATATCTTCACCATATTCTTCTATAAATTGCTCTAGTTCAGTTTTGTCTGACAATCTATAAGGCTCTTCTTCTGAACAATTACACTTACTAAGATTAGTTATTTGGTCGTGTGACTCGCAGGGCATATAATAAGTCTTTCCATCTTGTGTATGTTCGTGTGAGCCACTACAACCAATTATTCTTGCTTCTGCTTCTGCTTCTTCTTTTGTGTCAAACAAAGGCAATTCTACGCCATCAGTAATCATACTACCTACTTTAGCAAAGTCTTCTCTTACTTCTATGTCTAAAGGTTCTAAGCCTAACTCTTCTCTAATTTCGTCTTCAGTCATTACAGCCTTTAAGTCTTCACTTGTAAATTTAACAGTAATAGGCTTTAATTGTACAAAGTTAACAGGCATATCCATATTATTAACTTGAAATATTTTTCTAAGAACTTTAACTATGTGGTCTTGGAATGGCTTAACTACTGTGTTTAGATAAAAATTAGCAGCAGCGTTTAATTCGTCTACATTTGACCCTAATCCTGTATCGTTTTTAATACCCATTAGCATAGGGCTAGTTACCCTGTGTCCTGTTAAGATATTTTGCACTAATAACTCTTGTAGTGCTAAATACTGTTTATCTGCGTCAGAAACGCTTATAGGCGTTATTTCAGGTGTTCTATTTCTATCGTCTGAGAACGTAAGTACAAACTTACCACTATTACTTGCTCCTGTGAATTTATCTGCTAGACTTTGCTCTATTTGGAATCTTTCTTCTTGTGTTGGTACACCATTTGCAAAAGATATAAAGTAACTACCTGCAAAACCATTAGATATATTGTTTAAATGGAACTCTGCTACTCTTTGGTCTACTAACGCCCAATTATTTGCCGCTATGTAGTCAGGTGTGTGATATACGTTCATATTAGGACTGTAAAGACCTGAATATAAAATCTGATTTGCTGACGTTCTATCATTAGCATTAAAAGCAGGTACTCTATAAGGTTTGTGTATTCTTGTATTTGCCCAATCACTAGAAATATAATATGCTTCTACTTTACCAAATTCGTTAGGTCTTTCTGCTCTAACTTTCTCCACTCCTATGTGGTAAATTTCAGCAATCTGAGTCCTATCTTTTGACCATACCACGTTAAGAGCGAATGCTCCCTGTAATTTAAAGTCAAATGCTACCTTTTTTAAGACTTCGTGTAGGCTTTCACTACCATTAGCCCTATCCATAAAGTTTTGTAGTTTAACTCTTGCTTCTAAATCTCTATCATCTTCGTCTTCTATTATAAGATTTTCACCTGCAATCATCTCTGCTGTAGCGTTGATTATTGCCGCTTGTGTTGACGAATTGTAATAAAGGTCTATAATAAACTGTGGGTATAAGTTTCTCCAATTCTCAGTTCCATATTCTATATAGTCTTTTCCACGTACTTCTTGTACAGTAGGAGCAGTTTCAGTTGCTAGATTTATTTTAAGTATATTTTCCATTAGTCTTGTTGTTTATTCCATTCAGGAGTAGCCATTATTTCTAATATCTCTGAATGATTATATTGTTGTAAACCTACTAAAAAATCAGGAGTATCACCTACAAATTTAAGCACAGTTTGTTCTCCATTTGCTGATAGTCTTAAAGTATTTTCACTTGTTTCACTTACTTGTGTAAAGTCTACTTTATCTATTTCGCTTATTTCGTATATAACGTATTTCATATTTTAAGTTTTAAGGTACATCAGTTACTATATCACTACTCGTCATATTTGTCATTGTACCATCATTACTGTTAGAACTTTGGTCAGTTATTGTAGGGAATGCTCCTGTACCTGTAGGGTCGCCATTACGCCACCAACCTACTAAGTGATTTATAGTAGTCATATCTATAGGTGTACCACCATTATAAATATCAGTAACTTGGGAAGCACTTAATTCATCATCTACTATAAATATTTCATCAGTATTACCTGATGTATACCTAGCAAACAAACCACCTGTTGGTTCAAAAGCCATAGCAGTCAAAGGTGTACTACCATTTTTTACAGCAGTCATAGTTCCTGAATTAAGAAGGGTTGCTGATGTATCTTGACTACCATTTACATATACTTTAAAATTAGACGTGGTTACAGGAGAAGCAAGACTCCAAGTAAATACAATATGTTTCCAAGCACCTGTATTTAGGGCTGTACTTGTTTCTAGTCTTGTGGTAGGGTCAAAAAGTGAACCTCCTCCACCTCCAATAAATTTTAAACTTATCTTTCCTGTAGACTGTATTTGCATTTCATATTCTTGCTGACTTGCGGCTGCTCTTGTTTTGGTAATTAAAAACTTATTAGTAAATCCAGCACTAGCATCAGTTGTTTTAAACCACATACCTATAGAAAAACCTCTACCTGCTCCTGAGCCATTAGGTGTAAATGCTGTTGCATCACCAAAAGTCAAATAGTCGTCTACACCATCAAAATTTATAGAATATTCATTATCAAAGCCTGAAGGTTTTGGTGAGTTAGCCCCACCTATCATTTGACCTAATTTTAATATCTTCATTATATAACGTCTTCGTAGTAGCAGATTCCCACACCACTTGTTAGTGTTATAGCGGTTACTTGAAGGAATAAGGTTGTTCCTGCCGCCATTGTCGTATGTAAGTTAGATATAGCACTACCTGTACCTGTTTGTACATTAGTTGCAGTTATTGATGCTATTACACTTTCTACAGGAAAATGAACAGCATAATATTTCTTACCTGACATTGCAGTTGTTCCAATAACATCACATCTATGCTTTCCTAGTTGTTCAGTTAATAGTTGTTGTACGTTTTCTATAGCCATTTTTAATTATTTTTATTTGTTATTATTGTCCATACCAAATGTAGTTTGTACCACTTGGTGATTGTCTTTGTGTATATTGTACTTGTGCTGTTCCTGACTTAGCAGTAACATTTAATTTTCCTATTGCTACTAATCCCTGTACTACTCCATGTGTTGGAGCAACAGGTAATACGTCATCTTCATTTACAGGAGCATTACCTGCACTTATTGCTACTGCTCCACCTGAAGGCCAAGCAACTTCATATACTTCATATTTATAATATCCTGTCGGTATTAGTTTAGTAGCACCTGTATAAACATCAGGCGTTGTATTATAAGTAAAACTTAATTTAGTGTAGCGTTCATATACTAAGTGTAAGTCAGAATACGCATATTGGACAGACTTGTCCATATCATTAGTAAACTTTACTAGGTATCTTATCAAATCAGAACTTACTGATGTGTCTATACGATTACCTTCAGTATTTACGTACATATTGAAAGAAGACTCACTAATTACTTGTATCATAGTATATAATAGAAAAACGTCTTTTTTATTTGGCTTTAAAAGAAAAAGGTGGACATAAGCCCACCTTAATCAAGAAATATATGAAAACTACTAATTAAAGTCTACGAAGATACTACACCACCTAATGTAAATCCACCATTATCAAATGGGTTTGTAGTATAATCAGGCACAAATTGGAAAGGTTGTTGCTCTAACCCATCAAAAGTTAAAGTGTAACCATTTCTATCACCAAATGCTGCACCACTATCCATAGTACCAGCATTTAATTCCATTCCATTAACACTACCAAGACATACTATAACATCGTGTCCTGTAGCAGTTACTGTTTGATTTAATTGTGCAAATATAATTACTTTTGTTGCTCCTAGCAATTTTATCTGATTTTGGTCTTCTTTTGTTAATCTATTTAATATAATATTTACTGTTGGAGTATAAAATATCGTTCCATTTTCTCTTGAGCCTGTAATAGTATCAGTAAGACTTGCAACACCTAAAGGCATTGTGTATCTATAAAGACTATTGCTTCCCATTTCTAAATCAGTAATTTCACCATTCGCTGTTGGTATTGAAGTTACTTGGTCATAAACTGCGAAATATATAAATTTTATTCCGCCTGATATTCTATTACAATCAAGTCCTCTACCTTTTGTTAATGCTGTACACGCCATTGTTATAAGTTTTAAAGGTTAAAGGAGCAAGGGTTTTTACACCCCTGCTTCTTGTATTAATTTTATGATTGTCTTACAATATCTGCTCCTACTCCTGTTTGAACACCCATAGAGTATTTTGCAACCACTCTAATGTTGTCTGAACCATCTAAGTTAGCCATATCAAGCAAAGCAATTCTTGTAGTGTCTGAAAGTAAATCAGTACCTGCAAACATATTACTTCTTTGTGCTGCTACTAATTGATTGTCAACCATACCTGGACAAACTGCAATTTTGTATCCTTCAAATACAGGCTCGTAGTCACCATTCATATTATAAGCATTAACATATCCTAATGTAGATACTGCTGATACATAGAAAGCGTAAGTCTTAGGATTCATATAAATATGTAAGTCTTCCTTTCTTAATATTGCTGAAACATTAGCAGCCATATCTGCTGTTAAAGTTTGTAAGTTTGCTATAATGTTACCTGCTGTATAAGCACCTGATGCACTAGACTGTATAACTGTTGCATCAACACCTGGTAATAAGTACCCTGTTGCAGTTCCTAAGAATCCTGCGAACTCACCATTGTTAGCCGCTACACCTGACCATATTGAATCTTCAGCCGCATCTGCTATGATTTCACCCATATAAGATATTACATAGTCATCAAAAGATGGTGGTGGTGGAGCACCTGCTCCTGCTCTCATTTGTAAAGCCTCCCAAGAACTAAGTAAAGTAGTTTTACATAGGTCTAGGTTGATTTGTAGATTTTTTGGTTCTAATACTTTCTCAGTAAGTGCTAGAGTACCATTGTCAGTAAAGTCACAAGTAGCATCTCTTACTACTGAACTTCC